ATCTGATGTACCAGATGTGCCTACAGCACAAGCCAACCTAGATTTAGAGGTAGGTGTTGACGTACAAGCCCATAGTAATTTCTTAGATGATATTTCTGCGTTATCTCTTTCTCAAGGGGATATACTATACTACAATGGTTTTGATATTGTAAAACTAAGCCCCGGAGTTTTGGGTCAAGTATTGACTACAAACGGTGTGGGTAATGACCCTACTTGGGGGAGTCCTTCCGGTATAAAGCTCTGGGAGTCTGACATTAAAAGGTTAGCTAATTCCGTCGGACCAACTGGTGGTAGTACTTACGTTTCATTAGACACAATTGTAAGAGCCACTGTTTCTCCAACGAGTCGAATCTCAGTGATGGGAGCTGTTGACTATACAGCAGGCTCCGCTAGTGGGGATAGAGATGGATTTAGGGCTGAGTTGGAAGTAGATGGTGTAACCGTTGAAACACAATCGGGGTATTCAGGAGGTAATTCCACATTCTCAAAAACTATCAAATTCCATTATACACCGGGGGACACCGGCAGCCACACCTATCGTGTTAAGTTTAAGAGTCTACCCGGTAATGCTATTTGGACTCAAAGCTCAACTTACTACTACCTAGAGGAGTTATCTTCGTAATGAAAAGATTTGATAAATTAAAGAAACTTATTCCGGGGAAATTTAAAGCTGGTAGGAGTACTAATCTATTAGTTATTCATTGTGCTGCTACTCCAGAAGATCGTGACATAAAAACACAAACAGTTCACCGATGGCATACTAATAAAGGTTGGAACCAAATAGGGTATCACTTCTTTATTGAATTAGACGGAACTATTGTAGTTGGCAGACCTATTAGACTTATTGGGGCTCATGTAAGAGGTTGGAATAAGAAAAGCATAGGTATCTCATATGCAGGTGGTGTAGATAAAGCTTTAAAACCAAAAGATACTAGGACACCGGCCCAGAAAAAATCCCTGCTTATGTTAACTAAAATCTTAGTAGCTGATAACTACGATATAACAAGGATTGCAGGACACAATGAATTTTCCGCTAAGGCTTGCCCTTCGTTTAATGTAAAGACTGATGCACTGGGTAATATCGCAGGATTTAAAAATGGAATTAGAATCTAATCCACTAGAGAAATCAAAACGTAAGTTTAGTAAACGTTTAGTTATATTACTTTCTATATTCGGTGTAGTAGCTGTTTTATTCAGTATCTACACAGGATTATCAGATGTAGCTATAGCAGGCTTTGCTTTTATCACTACTATCTGTACTGGTTATAGCACGGTTGGGCATTTAGATTATAGGAAAGTTTTAGATACATTTAAGGAGTTAAAAGGTGACAGTAGCCAATCTTATAATGATTGCTCGGAGCTTGATTCCGTACAGTAAATTTATTTTGTACGGAGGAGTTGCTTTAGCAAGTTTATTTTATTTCAATCATAAAGTAGATGAAAAGGCAGACTCTATCATCAATGATTTTAGGGTTGAGCAACAAAAAGTTTTAGATAGTATAAAACTCCAGAATAAAGAGCTGATTAAATCATTTACAAGTGATGTCAATAAACTCGAAAAGAAACTAGAAGAAGATAAAGAGGAAACTAAAAATGTTCTTAGAGAATTTTACAAAGAGCCTGATCCTCATGGCACCTCTGGCATTGATGGTAAGTTCTTGCGCGACTAACCCCGTACCAATTATTACCCCAATTGACAGGCCACTAATAGATCAGCGTATTCTAAGAGAGTGTTTAGGCCCAGTATCTGTACCAGATAGAATCCTAACTAAAGCAGAAATTGTAGAATTTTATAATTTAAACTACGATAGATTAGTTGATTGCAAAGAAAGAAATTCAGAACTTAGAACCCAGTTGATAAAGATTGATCTACAAATTGAAGAAATCCTAAAGGAGTTATAATGAAGTATACATTACTAAAAATGACTCAGAAGATTCTTTCCTCTATGGGTAGTGATGAAGTCAATACAATTGCAGATACAGTCGAGTCACAGGATGTAGCCACAGTAATCGAAGAATGTTACTACGATATTGTTACATCAGCTAATTTAAAAGAGCATGATACTTTATTCAAATTGGAACCATCTAAGTCCGATCTAAAACCCACAGTAATGTATCTACCTGATAATGTCCAAGAACTTATCACACTACAATACAATATAGGTACATTAGAGAATACAAACTACCAAGATGTATGCTATATTCCGTATCATCAATTTATGCAAATGACTAACGCCTTAGATATTACAAATGAAACTGTTGGTAATATGTACGTAGATATCGATGGGGATAGTTTTGAGTTTAAGTACAATAACAATCATCACCCAACTGTTTGGACGACCCCAGATGACTCTACTGTCTTATTTGATGCTTTCGATAATCGAGAAGAAGATACTTTAACTAGAGATAGAGTATCATGTATTGGGTCTCGGATACCGAAGTTTAAGTTTGAAGATACTTTTGTTCCTGATCTTGATGCTCAACAATTTCAGCTACTACTACAATCAGCTAAAGCTCAATGCTTTGTTGAAATCAAACAAACAGTAAATTCTAAAGCAGAAAAGAAAGAACGTAGGCATAGGATTTTATCCGAAAAGAATAAGGATAGAACTGATCCAAGAGCAGCTATTATAAAACATAAAGGTTACGGCAGATAATGTTTGATACTATTACAGAAAATCAGAGGCGTATGGAATACAAAGGTGTTAGAGCCATTCTTAATCGTATTGACCCATATGGTTTGTGGGAAGTTTCACTAGAAAAGGGGACAACCCCAGAAGCACTAAGAGGTAGTTTCGTGAGCCCTAAAGATGGTTACTATGTTATCACTAGTTACATTGATGATAAAGAAAAAGAACAAACCAAAAAAGATGATCGCCCTACGATTAAATACAAGAAAGTAAAAGATGCCACGTAATTACGGTGTTGAAGTCCAAAACAATTTCTCTGGTGGCTTAGTCACAGAAGTAACAGGTGTTAACTCTCCAGAGAATTCTGTGGTGGAGGCGGACAACTGTATTTTTAGTGAGCGAGGTGAAGTTAGTAGACGACAAGGATTGGCCTACGAACCAAACTATCAAAAAGTCCCTTACTCTTCTCTAACACTTGATGACGGATTTACTAGGGAGTATCTATGGGAGACTGTCTCTACGTCTGGGAGTACTGAGTTTCTGGTTCTACAAACTGGGGAAACAATTACGTTTTATCAAACTCAAGAAAACGATATCACAAGTTTGTCACAATTAAAGAAGACGTTTTCAATTGATCTAAGAACCTATAAAGTTGTTGGGACTCCAGATTCAGTAATTCGAAAATCTCCTGTATCATTTACCTCAGGGTTTGGACGGTTGTTTATATCACATGGTAGTTGTGAACCAATCTCAGTTTCATATGATTCCGTGTTAGATGATATTACTGTCCAAAGTATTACAGTACAGATTAGAGATTTTGAGGGGGTTGACGATCAACTACCTGTTGATGAAAGACCCTCAGCCTTAACTAGTGCACATGAGTATAATATCCATAACCAAGGGTGGCATGGGAGCCAAGGTTCCCCTAGTGGGACTAAAGTTGATTATTGGGATAGTAATAGATCAGATTTTCCAAGTAATTCAGACGTATGGTTTTTATTTAAAGATTCTAACGACCAACTAAGTAGCTCTTTGTTTAGTCGTATTGAAACTGGTAATACCAAAGCATCTCGTGGCCACTTCCTTCTTGATGCGTTTAATCAAGACAGGTCGTCTGTATCTGGTATAGCAGGGATAACTACTCAAGCTACAGACTCTAGACCATCCTCAATTGCCTTTTTCTCAGGTAGAGTTTTCTACGCAGGGGTTCAGGAAGACTCATACTCACACAAAATCTACTTCTCTCAGATTATCGAAGAGGAGGGTCAGTACGGTGATTGCTACCAAAGTAACGATCCTACCACAGAAGATTTAAGTGATTTATTAGATTCTGATGGTGGGGTAATTCAAATCCCTGAGATAAACGAGATTATTGATTTACGAGTTGTGGGTAGCTTCCTTCTTGTGTTCGCTACCAATGGTGTGTGGTCTGTCTCAGGAGCTTCTGATGGAAGTGACTTTAAGGCTAGTGACTACAGTATTAATAAAATATCAACGGTTCCAACTTCTTCTAAAACAAGTATCGTAGAAACTGAAGGGCCTATCTATTTTTGGAATTATGATGGTATCTATAGAGTACAGTCTGCTGAGGGTGGAGGACTTATCGTTCAAAGTCTGAGTAAAACCACTGTACAACAATACTATGATACTATACCTAACGCATCAGTAACGGTAGCCAAGGGTTGGTATAACAGACTTGATAAAACTATTACATGGTTGTATCATAGCCAAGAAAATACATCTTCTTCTAATATAGAACTCGGTGTGTTTAATTATGACAAAGCTTTAATATTTAATACTCTTAGTAGTGCCTTCTATCCATTTTCATTCCCATCCTATGGTGAAATTGAATACCCTAAGATTTTGGGGTTAATAACAGTGCCGACTTATAATTCTTCTGGCGGAAGCTTTTCTTATAAATATATAGTCAAACTTCCACAAACCTCTTCTGTTCCTACAGCACTAACATTTTGTGAGTTCAACAACGAAACGTATAAAGACTTCGAGGACGAACTAAATGGGTTTGGATTCAACAGTAACTTTACCACGGGTTATAAGATTAAAGGTCAGATGCTGAAGGATTTCCAAGCGCACTATCTAAGTGTTTATAGTAAGTACATATATGACTCGTCGTGCTATGTACAAGGTATTTGGAATTATAGTAATAGCACAGCGTCTTCTAAAGAGACAACAAAACAGCAAATCTATAGACGTAAGGATGGTTTTGACTATCTAAAAAGTCGTCTAAGGGTTCGGGGTTCAGGCCATAGTCTACAATTCAAATTTAGTTCCCAAGATGGTAAACCATTTGAGATCATCGGTTGGGCAACCTTTAACTCAGAAGAAGGAGCTCCTTAATGGCTTTTCCATTTCTAGCACTAGCACTTGCAGCTACAGCAGTAGGTGTTGGGGTACAAGTAAAGGGTCAAAGAGACGCTGCTAAGGCCTCTCGTCGATCAGAAGCACTACGGAAGCGTCAAGCAGACCTAGAGTCGAGCAGAGAGCGTCGTAAAGTCGTCAGACAGGCGGTTATCGCTCGTAGTCAGGCATTATCAGGGGCTACAGCTCAGGGTAGTCAAGGTGGCTCAGGTCTCCAAGGTACTATGGGGCATATTAGTTCTCAGTCGTCTTCTAACCTACTTGGAATTAACCAAGGCCAAGAAATCGGTGCTGGTATATTTAAAGCTAATTCGGATATTGCAAGTGGACAATCTATGTCTGCATTAGGTTCAGGGATAAGTTCTCTAGGACAAATGGGGGTTAGCAATTTCTCTCCGGGTGGAGCAGGAACTAGATTATTTAATAAAGGTTAATTACTTGATTGATTTAAAATCACCGACTAATATCTTACCACCAATCTTCTCTGATGTAAAACCTACAGAAGTAGACACAGAAGAGAATAGAAGTCGTAAAGCTTTAATGATGCACGATGCTCTAGGAGAAGTTTCTCCGGGGACAGACTCAATTAAAGCTGACTTCGATAGTGGTTATGAGAATAGGCAAAGAGAGTTACTAAAACAACAAAAGGATATACAGGAGGAATCTCTTAAGGTCTCTCTTATTGGTGAGATCGCACAAGGTGATGTCACTGAAGATTCTATTGAGATTGTTCGTGGCTTAACCTCAAGCCAATTATCATCACCAGCGTTAGATGTGATCTTAGAAACTGAATATGCTAAGCAATTTCAGTCTGATCTAGCTATGTCTTTTGATGATGTTGAGGATGCACAACAAGAAGATAGTAATAAATTTAATGATGCTTTAGATATTGCAGAATTTCAAACAGCTAGGAACCTTGTGGTTCACGATCTGTCTGAGAAAACAAACGCACGTCTTGAGAAAGAAGGCTTCCTTTCCTACGGCCAAGCTTTTTTAGAACAAATGGTGCCATTTAAGTCTGCATATAATGTCCATGACATCTTTTCTGAGACAACAAGTATAATCCCTGGGGACAACCTAGAGGAGCAGTATAGTTATTTGTTTACCTTACCCCCAGAGGAGTTTAAAACAACTCTCACGGAGGCTCTAGACAAGCTCTACGACACAAATATCCTTGATGCACAGGCCTTTTTGAAGGGTGTAACAGAATATTCATCTTCTGATAAGTGGATGGACAATGCTTTTGGTGTTGTAGATGCAGCATCATTTATCCCTGTTGGTATGGTTGGCCGATTAGCGAGTCGTGCTGCTAAAGGGGCTAAGTTAGCCGCCACTAATCCTAAAGAAGCAAGTAAAGTCTTGGCTGAACTAGGAGAGAACGCTAAGTCTTCCTCTATTAAGGTTGCGGAAGATATTAAAGATGGCTCTTTCTTTAAACTAAATAAAAACAAAGACATCGAAATTTCTCTACCTTCCATCTTTTCTCCGGGTAAGATGTTTGAGGGTTCTTCGCGTATGGACGGACAAGCCGTTGAGAGACTCAAGGCTGCTGCCATGACTCGTACAGCGACTATGGAGAAAATTCTTAATCACCAAAATTTAGTTGAGAGGCTTACTGACGAAGAGTTAGCAGAATTAATTGATGATACAGCAGACGCTGTTAAGGACATCTTCCCAAATATTAGATCATCTGTTATTAATGTATCAGGTGTAGATGATGTAGTCCAAGAAGCTAGTCAAAATAAAGCTAATGCATATCAAGTAGCAATCCAGTTTGGTCGTACGGATGGTACATTATTCGCTACGAAAAAAGGTGCAGAAAACTTTGCGGCTAAAAAACTAAAGCCTAAGACTGATACTTGGGAAGTTAAATCTAATGGGGATGGACACTATGTGGAAATCAAAAGACCTTTAGATGAAACTAAGGCTAGAGATTTAGAAATCCCTTTAGATAGTATTACCCCTGATGGGATTATTCCTATGAGGAACTTCTTGCGTGGTGCAGATTACTTAGTGTCTAAAAGTAATGCACGAGCCCGTGCTGTTGCTGTACAGACTCAGGAACACCTAGCTGATATGTTTGTAGACGCTACGGAGCCTCTAAGAAAAGGTTTGAGTAAGTCAGACAAACAAGAGCTTAATAAAATCTGGGAATTAAACCGTGACTTTTCCAATGGGAAGGATCAGGCACCGGGTATGTTCTTTAAAAATGTTGAAGAACTAGAAACAGAATTTGTTGATAAATTCGGTAAACTACCTACAGAAAATCAGGTAGATGCCTACTTTACCTATGTCCAAATCAACGACTTGGATTATATGATTCGAGACCTTGATTGGTTTAAGCAAAAATCTCGTATGGGTATTGAGAAGTTCTCTTTCAAGGTTGATAAAGATCAAATTGAGATTGAGGGTAAACAAGTAGATAAACTACCTGTTGGGTCTCATTCACCATTCCGAGTGAAGGTAGTTGACCCTAAAGGTGGAGTTAAAAATCTATCGTCTAAGTTTCTAAAACAAGCTGAGATTGATAAGTTGTTATCTCAAGGCTACAAAATCATCCAAAACTCTAGAGAGAGTACATTCTATTTAACTAAAGGGTTTAAACGTAATCCAGTAGGACTACAGAATATTAACTACAGGCCCGGTGGACACAGAGTCTACCGTCATGGTTTCTATGGTAAACAAGCTAAGATCAAAAATAGAGAAGGTACTAACTGGTACACAGGTGATACTACTCTATTTAATGCTAGTACAATCAAAGAAGCCGAGGAAATCGCAGGGTTGTTCGATCAAGCACGGATAATGCTTAAAAACAAAGACAAGGGCTTGAAGTCATTTATTGATGACAACCTCCCTTGGATTAGTTATAAGTCATTTATGAACAAGGTTAAATCAGGTGCGATTAACCCTGATATACCTATTCGTGCTACACGAGCTGGTCAAAAAACATTAGACAATATGGATACTTCTGGTATCGATAATCTAGTTGACACTACAAGTAGTGAGCACTCTTTAGTAGGCAACTTAACAGGTAGATTCATGGGTGAGCGTGATGCTCAAACTATCGACACTCTTGTTGAGGAAGGTGGTACAGTATTTAGGCTTGACGAAGATCAATTCCTAGACCCTATGTCAACTGTATCCCAATCTACATCTAATATGCTTCGTACTCGAGTTATGAATGATTATCAAATCAAGAGTGCTTCGGACTTTACACGGGAGTTTGCAGATATCTTAGATTATAAAAACTCTAATGAACTTGATTTTAACCCGTTTGCTTACTTATACGAAGCAAGATATAAAGCAGGTGCAGACCCTGAGCGTGTTAAAAAAGCTGAGGGTGTACGTCATGCAGTTGTGAACCTTAATGGTTTCAGAACACTCCCTGAGAAGATTTTAGCCCAGAAGAAAGAACGTATCTTAGCTTCTGTATCTAGTACTTTAGGAAAGAAGTCTGGTGCTATCGTCGAGGAACGACTACTGCCATCTATTACAAATGTAGATCAGTATATGAGATCAGTTGCCTTCCAATCTAAGATGGGTTTCCTTAACTTCCGACAGTTGCCACTACAGGCTTCTGCTGTTCTACTAGCTGCTACTATATCACCTAAAGCAGGATTAAAGTCAATGGCTAGTATTCCGACTTTTATGGTGGTTCGTAATGCCAACCCTAAGATTGCTAAACAAGTATTCCAAAGAGTTAATAAAACAACTGGTGGTTTATGGAAAGAAGATGAATTCTTTGAGGCTTTAGATTTATTTAAAAACTCAGGGTTTTTCAAGGTAGGTCAAGATGTAGCTTATATGGACCAGTTTAAATCTCCAGATATTACATCAGGATTAAAGGCTGGAGTAAAAAATACTTTAAATAAAGGGGCAGTATTCTTTAATACAGGAGAGCAAATTGCTCGTCAGGTAGGGTTCTTTACTGCTTATAGTGAGTTTAAATCAGGGACGTTACGTGGCATGAAAGCTGGGGCTAAGCTTGATAGAAGAGCTGAGGCTTTAATCCTACAAAGAGCACAAGACCTCACAGCTAACATGACCCGTAACACTAACTCCCAATGGCAAAAAGGTTATTCTGCTCTAGTAACACAGTTCTATTCTTGGAACTTTAGGTTATCCGAACAGATGTTGACATCAGGTTCTGCCGCTAAGCTGACTCCTTCTGAGAAGGCTAGGTTGTTTTCTGGTGTATCCCTTCTTTACGGTTTACCTGTAGGGGCTTCTATGGCTTTACCGATACCGTTCAGGGAAATGATTAGAGAGCAGTTAATCGAATCTGGAGTTGACCCAGACGAGGAATGGTATGAAGTCTTAACTGACGGGTTGTTATCTAGTTTAGGGGAGTATGTCACTGGTACTGACTTTGATGTATCATCATCATTTGGCCCTGCTGGTTATGAAAACGTGTGGGATTACTTTAGAGGAGACGCAGAGTTTTCTGAATTAATGCTTGGAGCGTCAGGTAGTATTATTTCTGAGATTGGTTCTGATTTGGCTCCTATCATAAAGGGTATCAAACATAGTATTGATCTAGACGATAGCACTGTTTACCCTATACTTGCGTCAGACATTGTGAAACCATTCCGTAATATTAGTACGGTAAACAACTTTATTGCTTTGTACGAGGCTACCAATGTAGGTAAATGGGTATCTAAGAATGGTACTGAAATTATCGAAATGAACGAGTGGGAAGGATTGACTAAGTTCTTAACTGGTACTTCTCCTCAAGAAGTCTCTGATACATTTAATCGTATAGGGGCAATGAAAGATATTAAAGAGCACAGACAAAAGCTAGAAAAAGAAATGACTAGTTTGTATAAGAAGGCTCTCCAATCGGAAGACTACTCTATCCGAAAGAAACTATTTTCTGAAATCAAGGCTATTGGAGTACGTGGGGGCTTTACTAATAAAGAATTAGTAATTATGTCTAGACGTGCAATGAAGTCCCAAAACTTAACAGACTCGATCATGCAACGTTATGAACGTGATGTTAAACAGAGAATTAAACTACAGGAAAGTCTAAATGGCGAATAAAAATATCACAGACACAGGTATCCTAAATCAGACTGGAGCTTCTAGGGGCTTCAAGCCTGATTCTACACTAGGTAATATTATCTCAGGAGTCTCTGACACTGCTGGTCAAGTACTCGGTGTTGTGGATAGTAAGATAAAGGATAACATAGAACAAGATGCCAGATATGGTTTTGAATCATTAAATGATGAATTCAACGTATCTAGTGATACTATGCCACCAGAGATGTTAAGGAAGTCTAAGGGTTTGGAAAAACTGGCTAAGGCTTACTCTCAAGGACGAATCTCGGAGACATATTATTATGGACGTATGGCGAGCCAGTTAAAAGGCCTACGATCTAAATACAGCGGATATGAAAAAGAGATTGATTCTATTGTCCAGAACATAACAGGTACTCGTCCTGCTAATGCCTATAGAGATGCTTTGTTTAGTGAAGTAAAAGCTCACGAAAGACAACAAGTACAGGGCGCATCATCTTGGCAGAAGTATGTAGATAAGAATTCGTACTACATTACTAAAGCCTTTGGGGGAGCATTCTGGTCTGACCCAGATTCTTTCTCAGAGGAAAAAGTTCGGTCGGCAGTTGCTCAAGCAGAGTTTTCTGAAAAGAGTGTAGATGCACAGAATACTCAACTGTCTCTGATGTCTAAACAAAATACATTAACGGAAGAACAATTCAAAGAAACAGCATCGTCTGTGTTCTCTCAAGAAGTTGGTGCAGCCCTCACTAGTATTGATAACGGTATGGGGTTTGATTCTAAGAAAACTATGTCTTTAATCAGAGATATCTCTACAGGTAAGACAGAGTTTGACCCAGAGCAAGTTGTTCAGTTATCTCAAAACATTGCAATGAATAAGCAAGCAACTAAGCAGCGTTTGTTGGAAGTTGCACGTAAGGGTGACTACTATAAGCTTGGTAAGAGTTCTTCTGAGGTTAACCAGATGATTGAAGAATCACTGGCACCTTTTGATTCTCTACAATCTTTAATTGATAATAAAGACTTTGGTCTTGCTACAATAATGCTTCGTAAGAATAATATCTCTAAGGAATCTGTGGTTAATAACCTTATTCAAAATCCTACAGTACGGAATGTTCTTGCAATCAGTGAGGTATCCCCTGCTGCTGGTGAGTATTTGTTTAATACAGAGTATGGTATTGCCGGTGAAGAATTACTTAAAGAAATTTCAGCATCCGCTGCTCTGGGTAATATCAAACTTGATAAACAAATCTCGGAGATTGCTTCTACCACTAATAGTGCAGAAGAAAAAGGTGAGGCTATTAATGTTTTGATTAATGACCAAATAGGGATTATTGAATCTGGTTCAGCTACTGAATCGGAAGTGAAAAATTTGATTAATTCCTTCCACGGAGATTACTCTTCTGAAGGTAATATCTTTAAGCAAATTCAACCCTCTGAGTATAAACAATTATTTGGTAAATTATTTTCCCCTACAGTCACAGAACAAGTCAAGCGTTTGGGACAGGAGGAGCAGAAACTTTACTTCGACTCCGCTATGGATAGATTTATGTCTATCCCCGAGTTTCGTACTGCTGCTAACACGTTGTCTCAAGACGTAGACTTTAGTAAGTTCACCAATGTAAATATTTCTAATGGTAGGTTAAATGTAACAATTGATGAAGGTAGATTTGAATCAAGTGGGATTCAATCCGTAGATAGTATCCGAGTCTTACGAGAAGGTTGGTCTACACAGAGATTAAAAGAATCAACAGAAGTTCTTAACTCTGCGTTAGCCCAAATGACTCCTATTCTAGAAACTCAAGGGTTGTCTCCTGAGCAAGGTATCGCTCTTCTACTCGATGGCTTAAGCACCAACCTAAACAAAGATAATACCCCAGATATGTTCTCTTTTATTGGAGATAAAGTAAAGGGATTAGTTGGACTAGGGGATACTGATGGAACAGAGGCCGCGTCATTGGATGATGATACAAGTATCGACTTCCTACCCCCATCACTAGAGAAGAATGTGTTAACTGCTTTCCAATCTGATGTGGCCAAAGCTATTGATATAGGGGAGACAGGCGGTACAGGTGATTACGATACCCTACTAGGATTCTCCCAGAAAGAAGGAAAATCCTTCTCGGGCACCAAGATTACTGAGCAGACTGTCGATGAACTCTTAGAGTTCTCTTCTCCAAAAGGAGACTACGGAAAATTTAGTAAAAAGGAAGTTGGTAGAGTCGCTACACCAATGGGTAGATACCAGATCGTAGGTAAAACCTTAAGAAGCCTCAAGTCTAAGCTTGGACTAACTGGTAAAGAGAAGTTTACCCCTGAGTTACAGGATAGGCTATTCTCTGAACTCCTACGAGGACGAGGTTATGATGACTACATCCGAGGAGATTTAAGCAAGGAGGCATTTATTAAGAACCTCCAAAAAGAATGGGAAGGACTCGAACTAAATCAAGCCTCCTTAGATAAGTTAAACTCTGTTGTTTAAACAAAAACCCCCTTGGATTTCTCCTTGGGGGTTCTTTTTTGTCTTATAAAATCATCACGCTCTAATTCTGTGCTGAAAGAGTGTTGTATAAACCCTTTATTTGTTGCCTCAACTACGATATATTTTACCATTTCGAATCCTCTAGTAAACTAAAAAAGATAGCGATTAAGATTACAGCTATAACAACTTCCATCTTAAGTCCACTTCACCTGACTAAGGGCCTCAATTCCTAAAACAATAGCGATTGCAACTACAATTATGATTCCAAAAACTGCTATTTCAATACCACTCATATTAAATACTCCTCATTTCTTGATCGATTAAACTTCTATACTCTATCTTAATACCCTGTTCTTCTGCTCGTTTGATACCGTATTCCATACCTTTCGAAATACCTAAATCAACATAAACAACAGTAGAATCTGCGACATCACGCCAAGCCAACCCAGCATCAATACCTTGTTGACGTTCTTCTGGGATTGAGTCATCTAGGATTGTTTTTTGTGTGTATAGTAGGTGACTAGCAATAGGTGCTTCACCCTTAGACAAACTATCCCTAACACACAACCTAGCATAATCAATGTTCCGTTCTTCATCCCCCGCAAATGGGGATTCAATAATTACTTTTCTCATTTTGGTCTGTCGTCCTTTCCTACATTACGTTCTTCGTAAGCCATAAGGAATGTTAAACAAGCTGATGCATGAGAGAGGTGGGAGAACCCAGTTTCTTCATCCTTAGACGATTGGAGGGGATTCCACCAAGCCCATAGGTGTCTCATTAAAGCACCATAGACCCTAGACCAATCCATACCTAGTTCCCAATTACGATCTGCATACTTATTAGCTCCGAAGGTTAATACTTGAGCAGTGTTAGTTAGTAACTCTGGTGGGAGTAGCTCCATGCGAATTTTATCGCTGTCAAACTTTAAACCCTCACTTAAATCTTCTGATATATTATTGCTTTCCATCTGGAATCCGTTGTCCTTTGTATGTCATGTTTGATTGAAATATCTGCTACTTTGTAATCCTCTTTCATTTCTTTAGCAAACTCATCTGCTTCCGCTCGAGTGTTAAAGATTTCTGAAACGAGGATTTTTCCGTATTGGGGTCTCTTCATTATTTCTCCACCTCCACAATATCAATATTGTTTTTTACTAATTTATTCTTCATATCTTGAGTCCCTCTACCACCGGGAAAAACAATCCCTATGTTTATATAGTTTGAATCAAGCATTTCTTGATTACGAATATGGCCTGCTGACCTACCATATTCTTTCCAATTGGCAGGGTATTCTAAGTATAGGATACCCCTAGAGATTGCAAAAATTTTAGCCATAAAGTCTGCACCCTTGGCTCCACCTTGTACAATACAAGGGGTTGCATTAGATGGACAATCTTCTAAAACTGAGGTTATGGTGTCTCGAAATTTATTCCAATTAGAATACTCACGACCCCCACAGACTAATATATGATAAATTTCCATTATTTAACTCTTTCTCCGTCTATAATGATATATTCAATTTCTTTCATATTGATTAAGACATAACCTTCATCCGATCCAAACCTCAAGAATGTACCGTCTGGATTAAACCAAGTCACATTCTTAAATACGGCTCGATTACCACTCTTGAAATAGATAGTACGTTTCTTTTCTTCTACTTTATAATCAGGCATTATATAAGTCTCCTTGTTTTGGACCAGAAGAGAATCCTACCCTCCATCGGTTGTTGATAAAATTAACCCCTGCATTATAGACAGTGAAGGACTCCGGGATTTCTCCCAAAGCCTTTTCTAACCAATTAGAAGCGTCTTGAAACTCTGTAAACGATTCTACTCTAGTGTTCATATTTTTTTCATTAATCATTTTATAAATCTCTACCTTTTGCTTGTTTACCTTCTGTTGTTGTCTTACCTGTAGGATGGAGTAAATAACACCTATAGACCGCAATATCCACCCCCAGTTATGTCACAGACATCATTCCATTCTTGATGCTCTTCCATCTCGATACCTAGTTTATTACTAGCCTCAGAATAAGGAACTGAAGTCAACGGTTGACCACCTCGACTACCGTCTGGGTAACAAGTAAACCCACGAAGTCTGGGAGCGTACTTTGCAAGGACTTCGACAAATTCATCAGTCGTAAACTTTTGTTTGTCCTTAGGTGGGAGATTAATCGTAGACGAGATTGCCATATCTACGTAGTCTTGTACGTCTGCCTGAAACTTAATACGACGTTCGTAGTCTTCTGCGAGATCAATAGCAGATTCAATCTTATCAGGATCAATACCAGTACTGTCGATAATCAATTGTGCAGAATGGTCAACAGCGTATTGATAATGCCATCTTTTATTCTTAAGGTAACGACGTTTGTAGGCTACTGCATATACAGGCTCAATACCAGTTGTAGTACCGGCAACCATACCAATAGTACCAGTAGGAGCAATACTTCTGTTGGCCACAGGAACTGATATCCCAAGACGTTCACTCTCCCTTTTTGATACATCATCTGATACTCCTTTATACACTGACAAGTATTTATGTAATTCAGGAGTTACTTCGTACTGACTACCCTGTTGTAGTAGCCACTCATGGATGCCCATAAGTCCAAGACCCAGTCTACGGTTTTTGATCCGGGTCTCACCAATCTTGTCGTATGGTAAGTCGGCAATAAGGGTGCCACACAGTAGAAACATAGTGCCAAGCTCCACAATACGAGCGAAATCATCGATGTTATCAATACGAGACATATTAACACTACCAAGATTACAGACATCACTGTCGTCAGCAGAAGTGACCTCAGTACACGCATTACGAAGTGTTTCATTCTCTTTATCAAAGAAATTGAATGAAAATCCGGGCTCACCTGTGGTAAGAGCTTGTTCAACATTTTCTCTGAAAACTTCCCCTACGTCTCCTGTTTTATAGTAGTTTAACAACCACTGTGTATCGTAATTAACTGAGATATTTGTCATATCCAGAGGGGCAGGAAAGTTCCAATCTTCCATCTTAACATCTGCAAGCGTTTTGTCTGTACCAGCAATCGGCATATCCTGCCAGTTCTTAACCTTTAAGAAAGTGTTAATATCACTGTGTTGCCAATTAAGACTGGCGTATAATGCTGAACGGCGAGAGCCGCCTTGCATTACTCGTCTACCAATTTCATTAATCATCAACATCTTAGGTACAGGGCCAGATGCTGTCCCTCCAGTACGCCTAATAGGAGCACCTTCTGGACGGTAGATTGAGTAATCAATACCAATCCCACCCCCTGTTATTAGACAAGACTCAGCTTTCCATGAAAGGTCAGCCCAATCTTCTCTAGTATCTTCCTCTGCTTTCAGTAGATAGCAGTTATTAAAAAACTTTACATCACGACCAGCATAGTATAGATACCTACCACCGGGCATGAATTTCATTTCGGCTACAGCTTGTGTAATCTCTTCTACTGTGTCTTTATCTAAGAAGGGGCCACAAACTTGAGACACCAGAGTCTTTGCCAACTCTTCCCATGTCTCAGCTTTTTCATGGGCGTACTTCATCTTGAATATATCATAAGACAGTTGGGTTCTAAATACTTTTTCCATTAATGGACACCGAGCCTTTCTTGTTCCATTTGGTAATGTTTATTCATTACCCTATTAATCTGTTCTTGGTATTGGTTAACAAAATCTAACATTAGGTTATCCATGAAAAATAAATCATTCCATTGTTGTAATGAAATTACTAATTTATTCTCGAAGAAGCCTTGATTTTCAAATGTCATTTCTTTACCAGTTAGCACTTGACACTTAACTTGAAGTTCTGGCGGAGTCCCATTATCTAAATTAACATTAAGACGTAATGTACTCTCTGGCCACTGGACAGCAAACCAGTTAATAACTTCTTGGACACAATCCATAAAATCATCAAACTTCTTTTGCTGCCCCCCAACGAATTCTTGTTCTATATCCATTATTTTCTCTTTGGTTGAATACTACGGTTTGTCTTTCTAGACACTACTTTAGTCGGGCCACTTAGCTTACCTTTACGCTTGGCTTTTGTGTGATGGACTTCTTTGTTGTCGCCTTTTTTGACAGTCCCTTTCTTAAGGGCTTTACGACGTGCTCGATTCCTTTCAGCACGTCTCTTTTTTTGTTCAGCAGTACCATGATAATCACGGTACTCTTTGTCGTAATCTCTGTCTTTTTTAGCCATTAAACATCTTCTCCAGTTGTGATCTTAATCCAAGGTACTACAGAATCAAACCATTGGAAGAACTCAGGAGTGTTCACTGCTCTGATATCCTCTAGTAGGCAATTCTCAGAATCGTAGAAGATGATCTGTCGTACAGGATTACCTTCCATCTTAGTGATTACTACTGATTCTGCAATACCATTAAGACGACCTACCCCGACATCATACGCATCATCCATCATTGTAATAAGATCAGAAATATCTTCTTGTGGGAATTCTCCGTACTCCACACCTTCTGGGTAGTTAGGTAAAGTACTTTCCCAAGTATAACAAAAACCGTTGTCGGGGGCTTCAAGACCTTTATTAACTTCTTGTCCTTGAACTGCTGATGTATAACCCATAACCATAAATACAGGAATAAGAACCGCCGCTGCTACTTTCCAAGGGCTAAAACCCGGGTCTGTTTCTGTTAGTTTCGATTGTATAAAATAATCCATTTTGTCTCCTTAATACCCCATCATTTCTGATAAAGTCTCTGGGTCTATTAACCCGTTTAAAAATAGGTATTCAAAAACTTCTTCTGGTGTCAAATCAAATCGTTCTAGAATAGAAGTAAAATCTTCTTCTTCTAAAAGAAGGTTTAAGAATCTCTCCCGTTTAATTTTATCCATAAACTGCTTTTAACCTTTCTATACTAATAAACTGGGGTTCATAACATCCGTCTTCAACATCGTGACAAACCCATACACCTCTATGCCAAAGCTTATTAATTTCCCCTGCCCAAGGTGACTCGTAGTCTTGGTAAACACCAGCTACTAATCCCATTATACGTCGCCCTTGAGGATCAGAACGTGTAGCCCAATCTCCAATGTGGATATGCCCACAAGTACAAGAAGAGTATTGCTTTGTCATCAAGCTATATGCAGGATGTTCTCCACCTATAGGTCTTCCCATAACTCCTGAGGTAAAGAAGTGTGCGTAATTTACACCATCAATCTTTGTCACTCCGGGGGTATTACCTTCGTACTCCACGATTTCATCATAATTAGATTTTAGGTTTAGGTCATTAAATGATACCAAACCCTCTAGCTCAGATGGATTTAACTCAAGAGCACGCTTTAGACGAAATTCATGGTTTCCTTCTAGGAAGACTCGCATAGGACGTTTCCTGTGAGCTTTCTTAATAGGGTTCCACAAACGTTCATCAAAATCTAAACCTGCATTTAAGTCTTGTTTATAAGTCTTACCGTGGAATGAGGCTTTGTTCTTGTCATATGTTGATAAAGACGCAAAGTCCCACATATCCCCTAAATTAACAACGACTTCGGGTTTTATGTCTAAAATTAATTTCCCCAACCAATCTGCTCTGTCATTGCTAAACTCTGGGTGAGCATGAGGGTCTGGAATTACTAAGTGTGTTCTCATGTAAATAATACCTTATTACCTAACCCCAAGAAATAAGCAGCGTTGCTAGGGTCTTTTAAGTGATCGGAAAAGATGATTTGACCATCTTCTGCTATTCCTACAAATACAAATGCTATAGGATTCTTCCGTTTAATTTCGTTAATCAATGATTGATTGTCTTCTATAACCCCTTCGAGTTGTTTCTTTTGGTCTAAATCCTGTTGGGACAAAGGTGTCCCATCTAGACCTAGAATTTCTGCTGTTGGTGTTTCGTTTTCCATATTACCCTTTTTTCTTAGGAGATTTCTTTTTACGTTTCTTTTTAGGCTTAGGTGGTACAATCCAACCAGTGCCTTGTGACAGATATTTGTATAATCTATAGGCAATTTTAGGGTCTCTATTTCTGCCTACAATTCGTCGGTTGCAATAATTACATAGTAACCCTCTAATCTCTCCTGTTATATGGTTATGGTCTACGGCAAGCCGAGTCTTAAATTCAGACTCATGCTTTTCACAGATAAAACAACAATGTTTTTGTTTTTTTAACATCTTGTCATACTGATCTTCTGTGATGCCGTAGGTTCTCTTTAAGTGATATGCTCTACTCATTTTTTATTCTTTCAAGAGCTGACCGAATTATATTCTCTATTTCAGGCATGTAGTGCCTAGGGTAAGTTTCCCCTAAACCTCTTAAGTGTTGGCCTTGTGTGTAAAAATCTATATAGATACCCCCAGATGGATACTCGTAAACCTCGTAGTATATAGACTCAGTAACGTCTTCATCTTGCCAATAAATATCTTTTTGGATTTTTCTTACATACCTTGGAGTTATCGTTAGTTTTTCCCACAGAGTGGGTTGAGGTAGTCTTTTCATTAAGTAAGCTCCGTTACATTAGGAAGTTTCTTTACCGTTGTTAAGTAACGAGGGCCATTTGAATATAGAAATGTCCTGATGTTATCGTGGCAAATACTCTTTGCACTACAGTAAGAACAAGTCATAGGAAGTTTCATATTACCTGACATACCATCAGGTTCTGGTTGGAAACCCCTATCGGGTAGATCAACACTCTCCATAACTTTTACTTTACGTCGAGTAATTTCTCTGACATCAAATGGCACTTTGTTGTGGATATCTAAACACAAGTGTCCGAGTGTTTTATCCATAACTAAGAATGCACATCGGTTTTTATCTGTTACTAGATCATCATCCTGGGATGCTTCTAAATAACTTTGAATTTGACCTATATAACCAAACGGATCGTTTTCTACTAACTTACCTTCACGGAATTTAATAAAAGAATACGAACTAGCAGATTTTACATCAACAAGAACACCATCAATGACAGCGTCTCTGTGCCCTACAACACCTTCTAATTCCATTTGATCTTGCATACCTGTTACAGTATGTCCAGCAGCTTCGGCTAAGAAAAGAATAAGCTCTTCAATAACATCTCCATATAGAAACTTAAGGAAGGTTTCACCTCTAAGGTCTTCCATTCTAGGGTCTTTATGGTAGTGTATTTGTAAGTAAACCTGTCGTTCACATGGCTTACCTAAATTTGACATACGAAGTTTTGGTTTAAACTCTACAGTCGCTTCAGAGGACTTTCGTCCTATTCGGGTAGAAACCATCTCGACCATACGTTTACCGAAAGCTTCGGCTAAATGATCTGGTAGGTCTAGAGGAGTTTTCCCCTCTAGAACCTGATAGATGTCTTCTACAAGGGTTTCAATTTTTTTCATACCAGTTTTGTGTCCTTAACATTATGAATTTACCTTAATCCTAACTACAAATTTAAAGCACTTCTAGGTGCTCCCATGCCAATCTCTTTCATCCTGTGCAAAGGAAATCTCCCATAAGGGTGAGGGTATGTATGGGTGGTGCAATCCCTTAGTTAGTAGGGTTTTGCGGTCTTTCTCTTTCGATTAAGGAATTCTTTTAATTTGTTGAGCCTTTTTGATACTTACTCAGGTATCGCCGTTTGCAACCGACTTGTAAGAATTGATGTTTTCACCATGACCGTAACCATAGGAAATTAATCTGTCTTACCAACATGAAGCCCTTACAGCTTCTACCTGTGTTACAAATTTAAAATAAAGGCTATAACTAATGTGCCTATAGCACAAGCTAGCACTAACCCCAAGGTTTAGCCTCGGTTGAAGTTGAAGTATTTTTAGTTATTTCTCTACCCTCAGGATCATACACAACTAAGTCAAGAACTTTAACAGACTCGAGACGAGAACCTAAACCTTTATCACCTTCGAATTCATATTCGTAGAATTGAACTGTGACTTCAGCCTTAGTCCCGTTACCAATCATACCTTCAAATGCGCTACCATCAGAATTGTAGATTGCCGGAGCTTCAAATGGTTTCATTTCCCCACTGAACTTCTTTTCAGTAGGACGTTTAAAACCAACTGTATTGTCCTTCATTTGAAGTCGAACACCCTCACCTTGCATAGTCTTAAACTTAGCTTGGGATTCTTCATCCAATACAACTGTAGCTTTCCAATTACTTTTACCACGATAAGTATCGGGTTTAAATAAATGTTGAGCCCACTTTAGTTCACCTGTAAATGTTTCAGTTCTCATATTAACCTTCCAAGATTGTTGAGATATTTTTCTTAACGGCAGCAGCACGTTTTGCTTCTGTATCTGCATTCTTTGCTACAGCTTTTAGACGACCGGATGCAATTGCAGCACCTTCAGCCTTAGCTGCTTTACGTTTTTCAACACGATCAAGTTTCTTGATTGTCTTAGTCAATCCTGATGTTGCTGTTGCGGTATCGCCTTCAAGTAGTTCAATCAACCACTCAATGAATGCTTCAAGTTTACGTAGTAATAGCATTATTTCTCCTAGTGAATTTGTCCATAATTAGAGCCGAATTTAATATCAATCCCTAACGGACGATTAAGTTTTAAAAAATTGTTTGTTTCATTTATAGCTTCGTTTAAAACTTTTTCTACTTCATGCTGTTGTCCTTCCCTTTTCTCTACAATACCGATGAATTCGTCATGGAATTGTCCTATTATAAATTGTCGTGATTGAATTACAAAACCCAACCATACATCAAAACAATAACTTCCTGTTCCTTGGTTCAGAGTAGAAAATCTATCTTTTTCTGACCTAAGAGAATACCAAAAGTTATTTACTGGATTAAGCAACCACATTTGATCGCCTATTTTCTTTACTGTACACGCCTCAGCAATCTTATTAATTGACCAATTACGTTTCCAATAACCTTCCCAAAGAGTTTCTGCCTCTTCGATTGGTAGATTAGCTGCCTTAGCAATCTTAGGGGGGTAAGCCCCATATGTACAAGAGTAGTTAGTAGTTTTGGCAGCATGTCTTATAGGATGGAGGGCTTTATGATTTACTCCATCTTTATAGTCTTGAGCGTCTTTATCAGACATCATACCAGCTTCTACTGCGATATCTAAGTGTGGGTCAAAACCTTCTGTATTCATCTCTTTTACATATTCAGGGTCATACTTAAACATGTAATGTTGTTTAGTACGGTCTTCCAAAGAACTCATATCTGACCCAACTAATTCATAACCTTTGGGTGCGATTAAACAAGGTCTTATAAACTCACCGAAAGGTAAATCAACGGAAGGGAGATTAACGATGCCAGCGTGTTTGAATCGTAGTGTGTTTGTAAATCCAGCAACTTCAGCTTTAAGATATCCATTGTGCTCATTCCTTAAAAATCCTTTCAATAGTCCAATTCGATGTGTCAACTTCCCTAAAGAATCTAGTGCTTCTACAGCAGGGTTTTTATCTATTAGATGAAACACTGACGGAGTAACACCATCTTTCCCGTTAATTTGTGGGATGTCTTCTTTCTTTTTATTCTGTTTAAACGTACAGGGCTTCCACCCTAGATCAAACAACCATTCTTTAATTTGCATAGGGGCACTTGGATTTGCCTCTATTTCACCTACTTTTTTATCAAACCAATTGACTTCATCTAAGGATTCTAAACCTAAGAACTCTGCCTCGTGTTCCCATCTTTGGGCAGCTAGACTCTTAGTCCCATCAGCTTTGAAGTAAACTTTAGGTCGATTAAACTTTTTTATTACATCCTTGGGTGGCATTCCTTGTTTTAGTACGTGCAGTTTTTGGTCTTTTAATTGTTGGAGTATTTCTAAATTCTTTTTAGTCAGCTCAACATCCAACTGCCACTTATTTTCTTCAGCCATCCTAGCACACTCAAGTTTAAAACTTGTGTACTTTATGAAATTTAAAGCTTGGTTAGGGTCTTCGTAAAGTACTATAAGCTTACCCCAAAGATAATCCCAAAGCATTTTTGTAATTTCTACATCACGTTCACAACGTTTTATATACTCTTCTTGTGGGAGATTTTCCCAATCATCAATTTGGACTTTAGGGTATCCAAAAAATTCCCCCCACTCTTCAAGTCCATGTTTAACTCTGAGTGGTTCTAAGTACCAAGACAACGCAAGAGTGTCAACTAATACTGTACCTTCTACAGGCTTATAACCCCAAACTTTTTCTAAAGCTGGTATATCATATCGAATAATATTATGTCCGATAAGATAGTGGGGCTCTTGTGTTGTCTCTTTCCACTTAGTATGAGAGTCAATTGTATGTATTGTGTTTTCTAAATCTGATTGATAAGATACACAATGGATATAATTCGGTGTAAGACTATCTGCTTCTAAGTCAAAGATTATTTTTTTCATTTATACCTTCTGTTCTTGGCTCCTTAGTATATCATACCATGTAATTTTAATAAAGTCAACCCTTAGTATGGATTATTTTCTGGAAAATTCTTATCGAAACATCTGTGTATATCTTCTAACTTATTTAAATACTTGTCTCGATCTTCTCGATACATGACACCAGAAAAAATAAGACTGTCTACTGCTTCTTGGTAGGCTTCTAATTCTGTTGAAGCTTTTATAGCAGCGTTTGTCTCTGATTTTTTATTCCATAACCAAAATTTACCATTCTTATCTTGATATAAGTCATAGTATTTTGTTTCACGAATAGTTTTTGTCATTATTAATTTCCTTATGGTAGATCAGTTGTTGCAGTAGGGGGTGACTGTAGTGTTAACGTCTCTGGATCAAACAAAGCATAACCTGCTTCACCAGTTGTAGTACCACCGCCACGGCCTTTCTCGACTGTGAAATAGGTCTTACGTCTCTCCATATCTGACAATGCTTCTTTGTCCCTAGACATATGAATTACAGTATTACCTACTTTACTAATATTACGACTACCTCGAGTTTTACCATCATCGTTAGTGTGGGAGATCATAATAAGACAAAAGTCAAGCTCTTTTGCTAGAAGCTTCATTTTTTGTGATAATCGATCTAATTTACGACGTTCATCATCTCCTTCACCACCTGTAGCGAGCCACGTAATGTGGTCAAGGAAGATAAATTGGCATCCACAGGCTGTCACTAAGAACCTCATGTTGTCTAATAACCCTTGTTCATCTTCAATATCAAAACTCGTATAGATATATACTCGGTTTGGATCGTTATTAACGGCTTTTTTGTAGGCCTCCATAATTTGTTCTTCACTACTATTGTCTTCGAGGTGAACATACGGATGTTTATCGGAGTAGGTAGCAAGAGCACGGATTGTATCACCTTGGCTTTCTTCTAGGTGTATGATGCCCATACGAGAATCCGGGTTTGATGATAGGATGTGATATTCCAGCGCTCTGAAGATTTCTGTCTTACCAATACCTTCATCACCTTTAAATACTATTACCTCTCCAGTGTAAAGGCCATACAGAGCATCTTGAAGCCCTTTGATGGGGTAAGTACTCAGACGAGTAGCTTTACGCTCTGACAGGCTCCCTTGGATTTCTGAGAACTCGGAAATAATATTATCTGGTGTGTATTTCTTACAGTTTTTCCAAAGCTCAACAAACTCTACCCCTTTGTTTTGTAGTAAGTATTCATTAGGGTCGCTGAGGGACATTACAACTTTGTGAACTTTATTAAAATCGAACAGGGCTGCAACTTCCCTAGAAGCTTTATCCCCGGGTTCATCGTTGTCAAATGCTATAATAATTTTATCGAAGGAATTAATATAATCCCACTCTTTTTTACAGTCTGATCTTGCCGATGAAGATGATCTCACAGATACAGTAGGTGTCCTAGTTAAATCCCACACCGCTAGGGCATCATATTCCCCTTCAGTAATAGTTAAAACTTTCCCCCCTCTATCGAACTTATCTTGTCCATACAGATGGGCATCTTTCATAGGCCCGTGAGAAAAGAACTTTTTATCAGAAAGTAGTCGAATCTTGACTGCCCCATTTGGGTACTTAAATCCAACTTCTTTATGTTCCCCATCCTCTACACGAACCGATGCTTCGTAGTGAGAGAACGCGGTTTTCGAAATTTCTCTATGTGCATAATAAACATAGGTACTATCTTCTGGTACTGTCAATGTTTCTTTCTCCATATCATTAGGTGGAAATTTTTTATTACATGAAAAACATGTCCCCCAACCCTTATCGTTTATACAATAAGCATCAGAAGATTTACCACAAGGACATGCTATGTGGACATCTACCCACTCGTTCACAGATTATTAATGTGGATAACTCCACGTCCCTTAACTGAAACCAGTTGTTGGTTTAACCACACGTATTTTGTAATCAGATCATGTACTTTCGGATCATCATCAAGTTGGATATGATTTAGATCAGGGAATTTACGCTCTACGGCATTCTTTAATTTACGAGGTCTTGATTTTTCATTAGACCGGATATGGAAGTTTGAAATTTTAGGGTGGCCTTTTAGATCATTAAGGCCTACAATATTCTTAACATAATCAAGGGATATTACAGCACAAACTGGCACCTTGTGTCGGTATAATACAGACTGTAATTTAATTGCTGCTCTTGCTCCTAGTGAGTGTCCTATAAGTGTCACTCGGTTAATCTTACCTGAACGATAGTCTGACACTAATTGATTAGCTACTTTTTTAACTTCTGTATAAGAGTGAACAGAACAAGTATTAGGCATAATCCCATCTTGAGGTCGTGATTTAAAATTTTTCATCCATTTATCTAGTCCTCTGGAAAAGATATTACCAGCTAAACCTCTAAATAATACGATTCTATGTTTGTTCATCATTATCTCCTAGTTCTGATAAATTATTATTGATTTCTTCGTGGCATCTATTACATCTAGATGTTGTGGGGTTAATAGTTACCCAGTAAGCAATAGGGGTGTTAATACCTAATGCAGCCAATGTATCATGGCTGGGGGTTGAATCACAAACTTCGCATCGTGATGCTAATTTCATATTAAATCTCCAATATTATACCCTCTAAATTGATCTAAAAACTCACGTCTATGAATACCTTCATTGTAGGCAGTCCACAGGTAGAGGTTTTTAGTTACCTTTAATGGTAGAGGTAGGGCATCAATTACCATTTGTATGGTAGCCCCACCACCTAAAATATCATCAACAATAACAATACTTTTGTATTCTGTCAGATCAATCCCAGTTAAGTCTAGATATAAGGCTGTTACTTTTCCGTAAGTACGAATTTTATCTGCACAAACTTTTACATCACAAAACTTACTAACAGACTTATCAGCCCCAATGTATAAAGTACTACCGGCAGGTTTTAAATCTATATGAATTTCAAAACATGAAGTTTTGCTGGATTTAATCTTAGATGTTGATTCGTGTTGGATATTTTTTATATCAAAATCCATAATAGGTAAGTATTCTTCATATAATTGTGCAGAATTAAACAAATCTTTATCAGCTCTTAGGTGAGCTACGTAACCTAATACCTCTACTTTAATATTAAAAGGATTTATGTTAGTATGCTGGTTGAAGATACTTTTATGATAGGATTGTAGTGCTAACAAACTCATAAAAGTTTTTTCATCAAGTTTATCAACTGTTACACCACTTAGGAGAGCAGGAAAGTTAGACGTATCTAACTCCCCTTGACCGCGTTTATAATACTTAAAACGTTCCATTGTCAACTACTTTCTTTAAATTGCCACTACGTGCAACTAGTGTTGAGTGGACTTTTGTAACATTAGTAGGATACTGTGCCTTATGTGAAACCTTATAGAAATCAGCAGAGTACATTAGATCATAATTCATTTTTGTTCCTTTCTAGAAATTTAGGTAATTCCGTTAATACCTCATGTATATTATAACATATGTGGGTATTTTGTCAACCCTAATATTTATTTTTTATTGCATTTACATAATTTTCTACAGTCGAACCTTCTAGACCCGGTGCAGTATTCACTTCTAAGACGTAAGCCTTCTTAGTTTTTTCTTGATAGATGACATCTATAGCACCAAAATCTAAACCAGTGGCTTTAAAAGCTTTTAGGGATTGATCTCGTACATCATCAGGTAATTCAACATCCTGACGAATAAACACAAATCCATTACTAAGATTTCGAATCGTAAAATCAACGTTATCTGTATCAATATCAACACCGTGTGAATCTGTTTTTCTTAAAGCTTTTCTTTGAAAATCAATAATATCGCCTTGGAATATGTGAACTCTATACTCATGTTTCTTTGGGATATATTTAACCCAAAATTCTTTTGTTAAAAAATCTGAATTACCAAACTCTAAGTACTCTGTTGATTTTGATATATCATTACCAGAATGACCATGTTTATTTCGACCAAATACCAGACCGTCAGCCGCCCAAGATAAGGCTTCACCAACCTCAGTTGTGTAATCTGGATGACTAACTCCATGTTGTTTCATTAGATCAAAGAATGATTTTTTATTAGAACACTTTTGGATAATCTCGTGAGGATTTAAGACTAAATTACCTTGTTCCTTGAAGTGATCTAGAACAGTGCCGTTATGACCTCCTGAGCAACCCCAGTTAACAACAATTCTGTTTTTAAAATCCATGCGCCGAGGGAACACACCACCCAAAGATTCCTTTAAAATCTTAGCGCTCTTAGAATATTTATTGTAGGGTAATACTACAAATTTAATTTTTGACATATCGTCTCCTTCATCTTCATCTTTGGGTTTATCAGATATATAAGTATATTTTAGTTGCATTAATTCCTGGTATTTCTGGTATTTTTCGAGCTTTTTCATTGCTTCTTCATAGTCTTCCATCACGCCTCTTTCAGGTCTGTATAAAACTCTCCGTCGTAGTCCTCAGGTAAAAAATGACTGTGAACTTCATCAGAATCCCGTTGTACAGCTATCTGTGGTTGGCAATGTCTTTTTTTAAGTTTAATACCTAGATTATCAAGGGATTGTCCTAAACTCTCTACGTCAGCAAGATTACAAGTCGAGAATTCATTTAATGTTTCAATGTCAAGATTGGTTAGATACTCCACCTGCTCCTGAGTTAAGAAGGATGATAGGAATGGTTTTATACCGTGGTCTTCAATTAGTTTAATACTATTATGGATATTAAACCTACGGCATTTAGTCACTAAACTATGTAGAATTTGAATATCTAAATTTAGCTTAGTCAAGCTTGGGTCTGTAGAAGCCTCCATAAATCTAAACTCGACTGAGCCTAAATTAGAAATAGAGGCAAGATTTAATGCTCCGTATTTATATTGATTTACAAAGTATTGGATTGAACCGTTTGCTATAGACTCTTTCATATGTTTTATGATACCATTAGCATCTTGAAGACGACGACAAAATAGATTTCCATGTCTACATTTATCATTAGTGGCTACAAGAAGATTTTCTATAAGATAGTAATGTAGACAAATGTTATAAATCTCATGGATAGTATAGTCTAACACACTAAAATGTAAGTGCGTCGATGTCCGAATACTAGTTTGTAAAATATCTTTGTGTTTACCTAAAAATTCTGACAAAGATGCCAGTGTATTGTTATACCTAGAGGTACCAATACGTAGATTACCCTTAGTTATAATCTCAAATCCATGTCTCAAAGAGTCTTCCCCAATCAATAACCAGTGGACAGGGGATTGGGGGAAATCACACTGTGGGTTTACCTCCAACTCTATCTCAATACCAATATCCCCTTGATGGTCACTACCTAATTTAGTACGTAAAGGGTTTTCCGTCAAAGCTTGGAATGGATCGTGACGTTTACGTTTCATAGAATTGGTTGTAGAGTTAAATGGTTGGTTGGAAACCTCTGTCGGTAAAGTTTGAAAAAAGTCAAATTCGTCAATGTCAGGCATTAAAACCTCCTTGGTTTAGGTGTTTTAGCAGGGAGTTTTTTGTTATCCTAGATAGGTTATCAAACAAACTAATTTTTTGGTCTTGTATAATCCCACAAGGTAGGCTTCTAAAGTTGAGAAGGAACTCCCCCTTGTTTGGACCGATGTTAGTAACTGCTAAATTCCTAGAAAAGGCACACGATTTATGCCTACTAATCTTAGTTACTTTAGTCTTAGATACTATTTGTAGAGCTTGTTCTAAAGAAGGATAGGTATTTTCAAGCATAAGACATACAGTTTCAATATAGTTTGCCTCGAATAACTTCTCATAATGCCAGTTTGTACCTAACGTGTCGTGTAACATTAAGTAATCTAAGCAGACACCCTGTCTTTGTTTTCTGACTGGGGTGAGAGTTGGGTAATAAGCTCGACCATTAGAGTTTATAAAACCCAATTTAGGAGAGCTAATATCAACTTCTTCAGAGTTAACATCGATTAAGACTTCTGTACCACCAGGGTACTGTAGTAAAAAATCAAAATCTTCTCTGCGACCTCTAATATACCCAAATCTACCCTCATTCTTAACGAATGTCTTACTTAATCGCATAATAGCGTCATCTGGATGGTCGTAACGTGTGTTTACAGATAGCATTATTCACCTATTGACTTGGGTTAATATAATAAGAAGGGAGTAGAGGAAGCTCTAACTCATTCACTAAGAATTTATAGTGTGCAAGTATTGTATTTCTCTTTAAATTCTTATGAGAATTACCTCGACACCACTCCAGAATATTCTTAGTGTCTTTGTCGTGGTAGATACGTAGATCATTATCCAAGTGCTCCATTGCTTCTTGAATAGTTCGGAACAACCATCTATACAGGTCTGGGTCAGCGACCCAAGCATTTGATAAAGGTCGATACTCGACTCCATACTCTTTCACTCGGTAAGACCCCATAATCCCATATAAACTCCGTCTTTCGCTATTTTCGTCCCATAGCATAGACAGAGGATAAAGAATCGAATCAAGTTGTTTAACGACTTGGACACAATCATTTACATGAGCAGCGTCTGTGATATCTTCATCGTCAGTCCAACCAATATGAATGTGTCCACCACCAGTACGAATAGGTTTTTTAGTGGATGGTGTCGGGTTTCTTTTTCCTGACCAAGCGTTCAAGTCAGCTTCACAACCCAATTCCTTAGCTTCTTCTGGAAGAGCGTTAAAATATTTCTTAGGAAAAGAAGCCACTGGGGATACTTGTAAATGATAGGAAGGGTGATCTTTTTTAATGTGATTATCCAATTCCTCTAATACAGAAGTCATATTCTCTACAAAATCGTCTTCTCTATCCGCAGGATCAATGTTAAATTCAGCGGCTACTCCGTCTACCTGTATAGCCCCTCCATTGACTCTAAAAGGTTTTGCTTTTGTACCCGGAATCAAATCGTGTGCGGATACAAATTTATGACCAGAGTTTCTCACAAATAATTCAGGGTCAGCCCCGATTAAATTTTTTCTTTTCATACCTTCTAACATCTAAATTCCCTTCAATACTTTGTCAAGCTCAGTTTCAATATCACTTGGTTGTTTAACGGTTTTGTTCATGTGTTTTACAAGGTTAATACCATCTGACTTGGAGAAAATATCAGCAAGACCTACTCGATTATAGTCAACCCCTTGTTTAAAACTCTCTTTCTTAGAGGTTGGCTTACCTTCCAAGAACTCCTTCATCCCAAAAGTTCTACCGTAATAGTATTGATTTTGGTAGCTAAAAGGTTTTCCACCATACTCAAGGTCAAAATGACAAGAGCCTAAGTAGCAAGTCAACATAACTGATTTAATAGGTGTTAAACCTAGGTTTCGATAGTAACTGTAGTGTGTAACACTCAACCCAGAGAAAACTGTATTAATAAAATTAATCATGGTTGTTGGGTCTATGTCTGTATTATTAAACTCAATAAACAATCGTTTATTCTTACGTGTATATACAGTTGTATCAGGATCAAACCCAGATTTCCAAGGAGAATCTTTTGAGAATAATAAGTCTAAAACCTCCTGTGATTTCTCGTGTTCTTCTGGTAAACTACCGTCGGTACTACCAACTAACAAGAACATAGGGCTTCCCTCAGGGAATTTATAGTCTAAATCGGAAGGTTTTTCATCATCCGGTCTAGTACAATTATTTGAATCAGAGGCATATTTACGAATGCCTCCCCAACAAGGTTGATTGTAAGCAAACATAGACTGGAATACTCCATCTAATTCACATACCACACCAAAACTTCTACGAGTTCCCATAGTTTGATACATCACATCTTTTGTATGTGCGATAGCATCTTTTAAATTATCAAATGTTTTATTAGACATAATATCTCCTAATTCATAAAGTATAAACTTGGGTTTTCATTAACACACGGTTGACATACAAATCCACCACCTGAAAGCCATTTTATTTGACTCAAGGCATCAGGTCTCATTGTATCAGCGAATAATTGTCTAGTACAACAAGCACAACCATCCGCTAATTCTTTTTTTATCCCATCGTAATCAATTAAAGCGTTGTTAGGGCCGGGATATTTTATATTTGTAGAACCTACAAAAGAGACTTGAGACTCTTCTATAACCTCTACTCTAGGCTTTTTTACAAAAGGTACAACCTCTGCCCCCTTAGCTTCATGTAACCAAGGTAGTCGGTTCAATCTTTTCTTATGTAGCTGCTTAAGATTTCTATACGTCAAGTCCAAGTAGCTTTCGAATTCCCGAATATCTTTTAGACTCCCTTGAGGAAGAGATGTCTGGCTTGACGTTACCTGCTTTTTTGCAGTAGAAGCAGCCTTATGATGATAGGTATTCCCATGACCGTAGCCGTAGGCTGTGTAACCCAATATTTCACCACCATCCGCTGGTAATCCCACTAAATGTTCTACGGTAAAGTCAGAGACGTTACTGTCCTTACTAATAGTAATCAATCTGTTAGGTTTAGGAGAGAACATATTAAGAGTTTCATCAAACTCAAAGTGGTCGGAGTCAATATCTTCTTTCTTTAGTTCAGTGATAGGATTCCTGCTGTACCCTTTAATAGCATCAAAAAGATGTTTTTTCTCAGAAGACCAAACTAAAGTTGTTCCGTTCGTCATATAAGCAAACCACAAGGGTCTTTTTGTATTACGAATAATTTTCAAAGACCCATCAGTTCGGTCAAAGAAAGTTAAAGCATAAGCTGCCCCATCGATACCATTAGTAACTTCTTTAAGAGCATTATGTACTCCCATATCAGAAATTAATTTATATAAAGCTTCGGAGTCTGTCCCGAATTTACTAGACCCTATAAAATTATTTTTAATAGTACCGTTATGCATTCCCACAACATTCTTAAACGAAAACGGGTGGGCGTTGTTTTCAGTTACACTACCGATAGTAGCCGAACGTGTGTGACCTAAAAGGAAGTACCCCTTGTCTTTAGACACAACATTACCTACACGATCAATAGTATCTGAACCAGAAATAAAGTCTGACCCAGATTGTGTATAGACATAATAAGGGGAAGGACAAGCAGACTTGTCTACTTCGATACGACCCCCCATGTCCCGTATAACACCTGTGGAGTCTTCCCCACGAGTTACATTAAGCATTAATCCAGTACTAAATACCTCTCGCTCACTAGCTGATAGAGCGGCATTTGATACCATTCCAAATAATCCACACATATATGGACTCCTTATAATAAATAAAATTAAACCGGTATTAACCAGCCAGTTGTTCAGGCCACAGAAGGTCACCATCAGCATCGACTTCAACATAAGTTTGTTGACTTAAATCTACATCAGCAGCTTCGTTAGCGTGGTACATCAAAGCTTTGACAATACCGTCTGGTGTTTCCACTTCAATTTCTTCTCGAGAATAGAAAGATGGATAACCTTCGTATCGATCTAATTGCTGTAGAGTTGTCTCACCAGCAGAGTAGATTTCACCACGTAATTTACCGATTTGAGGATTTGTTAGTGGGTTTTTTCGGTTGAAATAATCTTCAGTCTTCAATGCTTTAGGAAAACCTTTACCAAACACCACGTAGTCAGCTTTTGTCTTGCCAATGATAGGATTAGTTTTAAAGTAATGCTTTCCTGAGAAATTTGATTTTAACGTGCCGTACACGAATACTAATTTTGTCAATATGATCTCCTTAAGATGGTGAGTTACAATATACAGAATCGATGTAATGGAACACTACAATATGATTACCTGAGTGAGGATTTCGGAAGCGATTTACTTCTTTAAATCCACAACCTTTCAAGGCATCACACCAGTAGTCATAGTACTGACCTAACGTCAGTGTTACTTCTAATAGTGGTGGGACTCTAACATCGGATGGGATGTGGTCTTCCTTACATACGGAAGGGCAACCAGCCTCATAAAACGCGTCTATACACCCCCCTACACCTGACATATACTCAAAGCTTGGGTATTCAAAATCCCCATTCCCTAAATAAGGACGCTCTGATAGATCAGCTATTTCATTTATGACTTTTTGTATAGCTTCTTTCTTTTCATCCAAAGAAATACTATTTGAAAATACATTGAAGTTTGAGATATGTAGTATCCCACAGCATCCACCACCATGTGGTGTGATTTTAAAGTCTGTTTTCATTTTAATTACCTTAGTGTGTTTTGACAAACAGCATTTGAATACCGTTTAAGACAAGTATCGTAGGCTGTTTTGTTTGAATGTGATAGGGAGTAAATCCCTGCGATTAGTACCCAAACCCCAAGAATAATAAAAGGGGTAAAGATTTTTTTAATTCGAATCATTCAGCGAGCCTTTCATAATTGTATCTAACTTATTTAAAACACTCTGACCTTGAGGGCTGATGACTACTTCTTCTGCGATTTCGGACGCAGCGATAAGGTATATAGTTTTTTCTTCTGGTGTAAAGACAAAAATAAGAAGGCAAGTCAACCAAGATAGTAGACTAGTTTTCAACCACTTACTATAGTTATCTTTCTCTGATCCAGGTTCTGTATCTGCAAAGGCTAGACAACACACAAGCCCTATAAAAAATAGTACAACCCCTAGTATAACAGAAAGTACGCTAAGATTAGGTAGTATATCCGCTAGATAAATTAAAATACTTAGACTATTCATGGTTAATCTCCTTAAATTTGATTAAATCTTCTAAAAAATACCCCAGTCTATAACCGGAGGTATACCTAAACGCTGCAATACTACCTATACTTGCACCAAAGTATCCAATAATCAGATCATTAATAGTGTCATGTAAAGAAAATGAGTTTGTCATTGTCATATTCAATGTAGTATCAACATAATACTCAAAAACCTCCCACAACACTAGCTTATTTACTGATACAGACACAATAAATACCCATGTTATGATAGGAGTTAGTGTAACAATTCTTACAACATAGTAGCCGAGGGCAGTTGCAATTATCCAACCACCGAAAAAGTGTAGAACGATATCCCACCACCAGTAGTAATTGTAAAAGTCAAGTACTTCACCTAAATAAATACAACAAAAGGCAAAAATAAAACTAATTATTATCAGAATTTTCATAATTCTCTCCATACCTAAGAGACCAGTTTTTTAGTTCATCCCTATAGTCTTGATCTTCTTGCTCCCAGATTAGTAGTACTTTACAAACAAATACCACAAAAACAATTAAGCAAATCAAACAAAAAACTAATAAAAGTATAGCAATTGTATTCATTTTAAGATCCTTTTTTATGTTCTTCGAAATTATACTTCATGCTATTACTACAGCGATACTAACTATAACACTGACATGAGCTAGTAGACCTATAAACATAGACAAAGCAATAACTAAGTTATTATCTTTGACATTATCGTCAATCCATGTCCATGCTTTCATAACTAAATACATTAATAAGGAAATACCAGCACATGCAATTACTGAAAAAATAAACAAATATATAAATTCCATTATTCTTCTCCAATTTGTAAAGGTTTTATTTGGCCAGCACCCTAGCCGATTGATGATAGGAAGTATTTTTTGACAAGAAAAAACCCACCAGACGAATCTGGCAGGCTTTCTTGGAGGAAATTTAGATTAACTAAAGTATTGAAGCTTGGCGATTTTATCGTCTCGCAAGTTTCTTAACTTATCTTGTCTAGTTAGTAACATCTCTAACTCGGTTGCAAGTTGGTTAATATAAGATTGTTCTGACAATGTACGTCTATTTTTAGAAACAGAACGAACGGCCTTTAACCTGCCTCTTAATAAATAAATACTTTTATTTACTTTGCGTAGGTCATTACCTAGTCGCATTAAATGAGGTCTGATACGGTTTACATTTGCTTGTTTTGTATGTGCTGGTGCAAAATAATCTGCATTATGAGCAATACCCGCGCCATTTGTAGTCGCGTTAAAGCCATTTGTAAAGCCTTGATACATTGAAGGGGTCATTCCACGTTTTGCCATTGTCTTATCCTATATTAATGGTTGTTGAGATCGGAATTATTTAGTTTTAGCCTTAGCTTCGCGTCTTTTTATCTCATATTCAGCCGCCGCTGATGATAAACTACCCGATTTTGCAATCAAAGGTAAGTTATGGGTTGGTTGTGACTTCATTTTTTCAGAACGTTTTGACATTAGATTTCTCCAAGTTGAGTGAATAATGATAGGAAGGGGAAATTAATCCCCTAACCTGGTTGATTAAGCTTTATAATCAGCAGCTTTCATTGTGGTCTCTGCTATTTTTGTTAATTCTTGCACCATGCTTGCAGCTAGCTTGTCATCTGAATCATAGTTACGTGCAATATCTTTCGCTACACGTTCAAGCTTGCCAACAATAAAGTTTGCAGAGCTAGGCTTAGGCTTTTCTTCTTTAGCCGCATTTTCGTTAGTTTTCAACCAGAATTGAGACACAAGGTCGAGGATTGCTTGTTCGTCTTTGTTTGTTACTGGTGTTTCACCTGTAAAATATTGGCGTTGGTCAAGGCGTTTTTCTTTAATAAAGAAACCTTTTTCCGTACTACGCCCAAAGACATTAGCCGCTTCTGGTTCAATCTTTTGGTCGCCAATGACATGGCTATTGATTGAAACAATCATTTCGCGTATGTCTTTTTGGTAACGTGGGGATTGTTCAAATAATTCGTTAATGAATTTACAGTTACCATGTAACAAAGCATGTGCAACAGAGAAGGCCATAGCTTGACCAACAATTGTTACTGTAGACTTTTGAGAGTCTAGAGCTTGTTTAACAATTGATTGAGTGGAGCTAGCCGCAAGAGGTTTAAAATTATTCATGTTAATTCCTTTCAAGTTAAACTAGAGTTTATCCCTAGCATACAATCAAGCAAATCAAAACACAATTATAGTGTTATTTACTTGACGGTAAGCTATTTAGCTTTGGCGCACTGCGCTACTTAAAACAAGTCTTATGTCTCAAAATACCCCATAAGGTAGCAAATCGGTCTAAAAGACTATGTAAGATATATAACAAATCAATACAAAGTATGCAACCCGATACAGTAGAATAGTTTTGCTTTATTATGGTTATATAGGAATAATATTCTATTCTTTCCGTTTATCCACAATGACTATAATTTGGAATTAACGGTGTGATTTCATAGGCTTAGATGTGATTCGATGCGAATAGAATTGCATTACACCCACAAACTTCAACCACTCAATCAACAACGTTAGACCATGACGCATGACATGACAGCACAACGTCAAGGCATCATGTTTAATACACCATGACACGGAAAGTAAAGCAAAGGGGTACAAAGGGGGAAGGGGGTGCCTAACGTATAAAGTGTATAGTACCAACATATTTTCTCACAGAAATTCTAGGGGTAAAAAATCTACAGGATTCACGAATTAATTTAATTTCATAAATATTACATTTTAGTGTTGACATCTTTCCGTAAATATGGTATAATATACTTGTAGACCATATGATAACATTGTTATATGGTATAAGACTCAAGGTACTTAAGTTATTCATAAAGAGAACATATGTTTACTCCTGATAAATCGCTATTTAAAAACACGGGCGGTGTATATATAACACAAGGTCTTTTCCTAGAATCACCTTTTCAAACTACTTCCGCTCAGTATACATTAAAAGATGAAGATTTTACTAAAGACGGTAAAACCTACCCTTCCCTAAAAAGATTATTCCTAGAAGAACCAGATGTAACTGAATATACATTCGCAATGAAGTATTTATTTAGTTGGGCGCACTGGCAGAAACTATCTACTTCATCTTTCTTTTCCGAACACATCAAGTCTTGGAGAGAAGAAAGAGATGTCAGAGAACGCTCCCAATTACTAGCAGTTATCCAGAAAGAGGCAATGTCAGGTAAAAACGCCTACGGGGCCGCTAAAACCCTCCTAGAAAAGAATTGGGATAAATCAGCAGGAAGACCTTCCAACGATAAGATCAAACGAGAAGCTGAGAAACTAGTAGAACAGAATTCTAAGTTTGACGACGACTACGAAAGATTATTAAATGAAACTGACGGAACTAGCGGCTGATCTCGCTAAGATCACATCTTCATTAGCAATAGTTGGCACCGCAGTTGTGTCCAGTGCTACATTCTTCTGGGGAGACACTATAAATAAATATACAAGTATCCCAGAACAACTTTCCCAATATGGCGACATTATGGATTCTTATGGACGACAGATATCCAGAATCCAACAAGATGTACAAAGCCTACGAACCATCCCCGACATCGTAGAGTATGATGAACTCGTATCTCATATAAAAGGCCCGTGTAAAATAAACGAGTCTTGTGAAGTCACATATAGACTAAAGAGAACTGACCAAGGATTGTTGTGCTCTCAACCAGTTACAGAGTCAGGGCAGTACAAAGTCCGAAACCACTTCGGTCTAGAGTATCCAGTTCAAGTAGAAAACTTTGACTTAATCCGCGCCACAGACGAGTATATAACATTAAATTATTCTTTCCGAGTACCTACCGCCGCCCAACCCGGGCTTGCTGAGTTCTATGTCAGTCTTAAATATAAAGACTGTCCGTTTGTAGAACCCGGCGGTGTAGTAACGGAAAATTCATTCCCATTGAGGTTTATTATAGATGACTAAGCTTACTACAGAAGATATTGCAGACTTTAGTAACACAGCTATCAGTCGCATCAATCAAAATTTTCAAGCAGTCGAAGACGCTCTTGAAAAGACTTTATCTCGTGATGGTACTACTCCCAACTCTATGGGGGAAGACCTAGACTTAGATAACAACGACCTTTTAAACGTGGGCCAAATCAATGGCCAAGACGCTAGTGACCTAGAAGCAACTGTGTCGTTAGGCACGGTCACACAGGCCTCCTCTGGCACGACAGCGACGATTACAAACTCAGGAACTACAAAAGCCGCGATTTTTGATTTCTCCATCCCGAAGGGTGATACAGGTGATACTGGACCTCAAGGTATCCAAGGAGATACAGGTCCACAAGGACCTCAAGGTATACAAGGTCCTCAGGGTATTCAAGGAGATACAGGAGATACAGGTCCTCAAGGAGATACAGGAGATACAGGAGCTACAGGACCTCAAGGTATACAAGGTCCTCAGGGTATTCAAGGAGATACGGGAACGGACGGTTCTGGTACTTTTTCCATTAATTCAATAACCATGTTATCCCCTAGCTCCCCTCCTACCTACACTAATATAGGTACTGCACAAGATGCTAATTTTGATATAGGGTTACCTTCCTCAGGTGGGTTTTTTACTAATTATCTATTTGATAGTGGACGATTTAATGGGGCTACTCATTTATCTGTAACTTCCCCTGAAAGTTTTAGTTTTCCAAATTATTTTGTAAAATACAATGGGGTTACAACACAAAGTAATGGTAAGTTTATACATAATAATACCACTTATGGCGGAACAGCCGGGGTATTAGACCCCGAAGTAGCAGAGTTGATGGTAAAACTTAAGGCGAGTAGTTTATATCGTAGGTATGGTATTGAATTTTGGGTGGCTAAACTTACAGCAGGTAATGGGGTAGCCGGGGGGTATCAGCCTACTGGTTCTCTCACTCATTATTTATCTCTATTTATGAGTGGAGTTAGACCGGTAGAGACTACTTTTCATTGTTATACTAAGTGTTTGACACAAACATTGTGTATAAGAGGGGATTTTGGAAGTAATAAGATATATCTGGATGGTGTAGAACAACCCGGGGATGTTGTATTAACTCCCTCAGATGGTTGGAAAAGTATAACTATCAAAACTAAGGAAGACCCTAGGTATTTCTATGGGTATTCTCCATACCCCATTTATTTTTATGCCCCTCAAGGCGCTGAATATTTAATGGCACTACCTGCCTATTCTGAGGGTTGGAAGGATGTAGACCCCAATTCAGGTGTTATCCCCAATATGAGGAATTTGTAATGGAATATCTATTAAAAAATAAAAAAGAAATTGTAGTAGGTGTTGTTCCGGATATGCAAGACCCGGATAGTTTTGTTTCTCATTTGAATATCATAGGAGAAGGTGTGGATGATAACATACCTTATTCCTATGAAATCAATAAAGATTATAAGAAAATACCAGATACAATACAATCATGGCAATTTCATTCCGCATTAGAAATATATGGAATGTCAGATTTATTAGAGGGGGCTATAAACAGTCTTACAGAACCTACTAAAACAGTGGTAGAAAATAAACTAAAATATGCCACTACCTATAGTATGTCAGAACCAACTGTGATTGCATTGGCTTCTATTTTACAAATTCCACAAGATAAGTTAGATGAAATGTGGTTATTTGCATCTGAGTTAGATTGATGGTTAATGGAGTAGGTCCTAGTTGGTTTCCTTCCTCCGTAAGAGATAAACTAACTAAATTTAGTTTAAGATTTTTTAATGAAGCATCTTGGTCAAAACACGATATTGGATATAAAAGAGGTAATCCTTCTAGGTATATTTGTGATATGAAATTTTTACAAGCCATGCTTAGAGATGCCAGCAAATCAAAACCAGTATTAAAGATATTAATATGTGTACTCATTGCATGGTTCTATTGGATTTGGGTGAGATTATTAGGTTGGATTAGTTATAAAGGTAAATAAGTGGATAAAAAACAAAAAATTTTAGAGATAAAGCAGAGGGCTGAGTCTGATCTGGAGTTTTTTATCAATCTTGTACACCCCCAACGCGTATTGGGTCAAGTACACAAGGATTTAATTAGTTGGTGGACAAGACAAGATGCTAAATCACATCAACTCTGCTTATTACCACGGGATCACGGAAAATCTGCAATGGCTGGATATAGAGCCGCATGGGAACTTACTAAAAATCCAGCAATTCGCATTCTCTATATCTCCTCAACATCTAATCTTGCAGCTAAGCAGCTTAAATTTATAAAGGATATTTTAGACCACCCTACATATCGTAGATACTGGCCTGAGATGACTCACCCAGATGAAGGTAAAAGAGAAAAATGGACAGAGTGGGAAATTTCAGTAGATCATCCCAAACGTAAGGCCGAGGCTATTCGTGATCCTAGTATCTTTATTGCTGGGTTAACGACTGGTATTGTTGGACTTCACTGTGACATCGCTGTTCTAGACGATGTTGTAACAGGGGATAATGCTGATAAAGAAGCAGGCCGAGAGAAAGTAAAAACTCAGTATTCCTTCTTGTCATCTATTGAGGGTGCAGAAGCTAAAGAAATCGTAGTAGGTACAAGATATAACCCCAACGACTTATATGGGGAGATGATGTCTATGAATCTTAAGTCATATAGCCCTGAGGGGGAACTAGTAAAAGAATCTCCTCTATATGAGTTATTTGAACGGGTTGTAGAGGATGTAGGAGATGGTTCGGGGCAATTCCTTTGGCCTAGACAACAAAGACATGATGGTAATTGGTTTGGATTTAACAGAGAAGTCCTTGAGAAAAAGAAGGCTCAATACCTAAATAAGCTTCAGTTTAGAGCTCAGTATTATAATGATCCGAATGATTCTGATAACCCACCTATTGATAAGGATTGGTTCCAACACTACGAGAAGACTTCAGTCGTTAGAAAAGATGGTTTTGTCTACTATAAAGATCAGAGATTAAATGTTTTCGCAGCAGTAGACTTTGCGTTTTCACTAGCTAGAAAAGCAGATTATACAGCTATTGTTGTGGTAGGTGTTGACACTAATAATAATTACTATGTTCTCGATATTGATAGATTTAAGACAGAGAAGATCAAGGATTACTTTGATAGAATCTTGAAGCTATACCAAAAGTGGGGATTCAAAAAGTTAAGGGCTGAGGTAAACGCAGCCCAGAAGATTATTGTCCGGGATTTAAAAGATAATTACATTAGACCATTTGGGTTGTCGTTATCTATAGACGAGTTTCGTCCCTCTAGACATTTAGGAACTAAAGAAGAGCGTATTGAAGCGGCTCTTAATGCTAAGTACCAAAACCTACAGATGTGGCACTATAAAGGTGGTAACTGTGAGTTATTAGAGGAAGAGCTAGTACTCCAAAAACCACCACATGATGACATTAAGGATTGTTTAGCATCCGCAATTGAAATCGCAATAGCTCCATCAATGAATACTGTATACAAACGTAAACGCCCTTGGGCTGACATTACCCATCACCGTTTTGGTGGTATGGGTTAAAGGATAGAATTTGGCTGGTAAGACATTAGACTTAGACGGTGTATTAACTAAAGATCAGATGGCAAGTGTCATCTCGAATCGATGGATGCAGTGGAACTCAGCTCGGGGGCAAACCTTAGGTCGTTGGGAAGAACTACGTAACTATTTGTACGCTACAGATACTCGTCATACAACAAACGCGAAACTTCCTTGGAGTAACACAACAACTATCCCTAAGCTAACACAGATCAGGGATAATTTGTACTCTAACTATTTAGCAACCATGTTTCCTAAAAGACGTTGGTTGAATTGGGAGGGTGATTCTGAAAGTGATGAACAAGAAGATCGTGTAAATAAGATAAAAGACTACATGATGTGGGCTGTGTCTCAACCTCAATTCAAGGCGGAGGTAAAGAAACTTCTTCTTGATTATATTGATAGTGGGAATGCTCTAGGAACTACAGAGTGGGTTGACAGGCGTGTTGACTCAGATGGTATTAAGATTGGATATGTAGGGCCTCAAGTAGTTCGTATATCACCATCTGATATTGTGTTTAATCCATTATCTACGGACTTCATGCACACACCCAAAATTGTTAAGAGTTTAATGACTATCGGTGAAGCAAAAGAAATGCTTAATCGGATGGATAAAACTCCAGAAGAAGAAGAGATCGCCCAAGCAGTTTGGAAGTACATTATGGATGTACGAGGTACTTGCGGTTCATGGAGTACTGACGAAACAACTAAAGATCAAGCATTAAGAGTAGACGGGTTTGGGTCATATAGAGAATATTTAGAGTCTGGTTACATCGAAGTCCTAACTTTCTATGGGGATATGTATGACTCTGAGAATGATGAATTATTAAAGAATCATATGATTGTGGTTGTTGACAGACACAAAATCATTCTTAAAAAAGAGCATCCTTACCCATTAGCTGAGATACCTATTTATCATGCTGGGTGGAGAGTACGACAAGATAACTTATGGTCTATGGGGCCACTAGAAAATCTGGTTGGTTTACAATATAGATTAGACCATATCGAGAATATGAAATCTGATTTACTAGATTTGATTACATTCCCTCCGATTATGGTAAAAGGTGAAGTTCAAGATTTTGACTATGAACCTTTAGCTAAGATTTATTCAGATGCTGATGGTGATGTTTCAATCAAGTCTCCTGATGTAAATGCCTTACAAAATAACCTTGAGATTGCTAGTATTGAATCCCGTATGGAGGAGATGGCAGGTTCACCAAAAGAAGCTATGGGCTTTAGAACCCCCGGTGAGAAGACAGCATACGAAGTACAACGATTAGAGAATGCAGCTTCTCGAATTTTCCAAAATAAAATTGCTCAATTTGAAGAAATGATTCTTGAGCCTTTACTTAATAGTATGTTAGTTTTAGCAAAACAATATCTAACTGAGGCTACAGTTCGTACTGTTGATTCTGAGTTTAATACAGTTACCTTCGAAGATATAACAAGTGAAGACTTGTCTGCAAACGGGAGACTTAAGCCAGTCGCGGCTAGACATTTTGTGGAGAGGGCTGAGCGTATCCAAAGCTTAACAAGTTGGAGTCAATCACCTCTAGGTAATGATGAACAAGTCAAGGTACACTTCTCAGGTATTAAACTTGCAGAAATGATTGAGGATTTACTTGACCTTCAAGATTATGACATTGTAAAACCTTTCATTAGATTATCAGAACAATCGGAAGCTGAAAAGCAAGCTAATGTTCATATGGAAGAGAATATGATGGAGGCTCAAACAGCTTCGGGGTTATCACCAGAGGATTCTAGCGGTATCCCATTGGAGGAAGAAGTTGAAGAATAAACTACAAGTAAAGTGGCTATCTGGATTATCTGAAAAAGACCAGAAGCAAATCCAAGACTTACTAAGAAGTAATACAGTTTTACTCTCTAGGCTAGTGTTCATCCTAGAAGAGTTAGAGTCTGAAATCGAGAAGGTGGAAACTAATCCTAATTCTTATGACTCAAATTCATGGGCTTATAAACAAGCCTTTTTAAATGGACAGAAATCTAGCTTACAAAAAGTCAAACGACTATTTGACTATTTAGGAGATTAAGAATGACAGACGTATTCAGCGGTGAGACCAAACCTACGATACCTGATAATGCATTAGAGACTCTAGTTGGCGAAGACAAACGCTATAAAGATGTTGAGTCTCTAGCAAAAGCTGCCCTTGAAAAAGATGCTTTTATTGAAAAACTAAAAGGGGAAAATGAAGAGGCAGGAAACCAAATTGCTAAAGACCAAGAAGCAATTAAGAAACTAGAGACAGTTCAAGAGATTTATGACAAATTAAAGTCTCCTAACCCTGACGCTAGTCAACAAGCTACCCAGACCAATGAAGGCACACAAGCAGAAATTAGTGCGGTAGATATTGAAAAAATGGTGCAAGATCAGTTTGCGAAGACTGCTTCTCAGGCCGAAGGACAACGTAATGTTGATGCAGCAAATAAAGCCCTAGTGGATAAGTTTGGTGATAATGCAGCTACGATTGTTCAAAAACGTTCACAAGAGTTAGGTATGTCTTTGGAAGAGTTGCAGTCCCTTGCTTCTCGTACTCCTGATGCATTCTTAACGTTAGTAGGCGCTTCGAGAGAATCAACTCAAAGCCAGACAATTACTACACCAACCTCTACGGTTCGTATAGATAATTCTGGTGGTAATGTTCGTAACGAAAAATATTACCAAGAATTGAAACTCAAAGACCCGACTGCTTATTTTTCAAAAGAGACTAGAGCACAAAAGTTGAAAGACGCAATTGCTCTAGGCGATAATTTCTACAACTAAGGAGTAAGTAAATGGCTGGACATTCATCCACCAATACTGATTATATCACCCGAGCGAATATCTGGTCTTCAGATATCAAAGAGGTGTTTGAGTCAGAACTTTTTGCTATGAAGTATGTCGATATGCTGTCAGATTTCCCTGATGGTGACACCTTCAATATCCCTTCTGTTGGTCAAGCGGAGACGTATGACTACGAAGAGGGTCAAGCAATTCAATACACAGCGATGGACACAGGTAACTTTACATTCACAATCACTGAATATAAAGCTTCTGCAACGTATATCACTGAGAAACAACGTCAAGACTCGTATCTTGCTAGCCGAATTGAAAGTATGTTTGTTCCTAAACAAGCACGCGGTTTGATGGAAGCTATGGAAGAACATGCTCTTCGTATCGGCCCTGATGGTCAGACCTCTGGTGACTCTAATACAATTAATGGTGGTAAACACCGTATGGTTGGTAGTGGCACGAATGGTACAATGACTGTACAGGATTTTGCGAAAGCGAAGTTTGCTCTACAAAAAGCTAACGTCCCAATGACTAACCTCGTTGCGGTTGTTGACCCTTCTGTTGAGTATGAGTTCAAAACCCAGCCAAATCTGGTTGATCTATCCTACAATAAATCGTGGGAAGGTATTGTTCGTGACGACATGTCTACAGGCATGAAATTCTCATTCAATGTATTCGGTTTTGATGTGTACGTTTCACACTGGTTGAAAAAGAATGTAAATGAGACTATTGATACAGTATCATCTACTTCTGGTGTAGCTAACCTATTCTTCTCAGCAACTGATGATGCCCTACCTTTCGTAGGTGCAGTACGTCAAGCTCCGAAGGTGGACTCAGACTACAACAAAGACTTCCAACGTGAAGAGTATGTGACAACTTCTAGATGGGGCATGAAGATGTACCGTCCAGAGGCTTTTGTTTCTGTCATCACTAATGATAACCAAGTATACGCGTAAGGAGGAATAACTTATGTCTACATGGATTAATGAAGACGGTTTAACAGTTCGATTTGACAAAGATCGTCTAAACCAAAAGAAACAGTCGGGTGCCTATAATTTTGGTGGTCCTACTGAGACTATTGAAATCTTCGTAAACCTAGCGGATTTGACAGCAACCAATGCTGTTATTGAAGAAGGTGTACGACTGCCTACTGGCTATTTGTTGGAATCAGCAGAACTAGCAGTGGACGAAGTTGGTGCAGGTGGCTCAGCCATCGACATTGGCATCGTGGCAGCAGACCGTACAACTGAGGTTGACTACAACGGTGTGATCGCAGCAGCGGCTACATCAGCAGTTAACGCAGTCGGTAAACAAACAGTCGCTACAGGCGCACTGGTTGGTACAGTCTTGAATTCAAAAGCTGCATATGTGACTGGTAAAGTCGCAGGTACACTATTCACAGCGGGTAAAGCTCGTGTACGTCTAGTAGTACGTAAAATCTAAGTGGAGGGGGTTAATTCCCCCTTTCCTTTTTAGGTATTAACAACTAGGATAACTTATGAAAACAATCACAAATATCTCAGGGGCAGAACAAACTGCTGTTAATGACCTGAATGAAAATTTCCAAGATATTCAAGATAGTCTAGACACAAAACACAGTACGAACCAAGACCTAGACCTTGATAACAACGATATTATTAATGGTAAGAGCATCAAAGCGGAGTCATTATTCCTCAACGGAGTAAAAGTCGCTGGTGATGTGTCTGCCTTTATTTCTGTCCCCCTTGTTTATAAAGGTGCGTGGGCAACAAGTACAGTGTATCAAGTAAATGACACTGTTGATAACAACGGGTCTTCCTATATATGTAAGGCAGGACATACTGCATCAGCATCGTCTGAAGCCGGTGTGGGAGCTACGTCTTCTACCTACTGGGTTTTATTAGCATCTAAAGGAGACCAAGGAGCATCAGGAGGTGGTTCAGGAGATTTAATAGCAGCTAATAACCTATCTGATGTACCAGATGTGCCTACAGCACAAGCCAACCTAGATTTAGAG